AGCGACGAATCGGGCAGACGCGAAAAAAAATGCACTTCCACGGTTCAAAAAAGGAGGCAGGACGTGGCTGACCTCGTGAAAGCCGCGAAGAGCGGCAACCAACGCGAGCTCTACCAGGGCATCCTCGAGGACCTGACCGCCACCCTGGCGAACGGTTGCGAGGCGTACACGAAACCCGGCATCGTGAAGCAGATCATCGCGGTGCAGGAGAAGATCGAGTCGCTCCCGAGGGAGAAGAAGGACTCGCCGCTGGCAAGGGCCAAGAATGGCTCGTAGGCTCGGCGGGCAGGAGCCCACGTTCGAGCATGTCGGAGATTACGACCACACTCGCGGCGGCGACGCCGTCTCGATGTTCGAGGCGTACGGGCGCCGCTACTACGGCAGCCAGAAGCACGAGATGGACGTGTTCTTCGCGCGCAACGGCGACGGCTCGATCGCGTCGCTGACCGTGGGCATCACGAAGCCGCGCCAGAACGGCAAGTCGTTCGCGGCTCGCGATTACGCGCTGTGGATGGCGTTCGTCGAGCGCATGAACGTGCTGTACACCGCGCACCGCGGCGGCACCGTCCGCAAGATGTTCAAGGAGATGTGCGACTTCATCGAGTTGAACAAGGACTTCAAGGACGAGGTCGATTACATCTACAAGGCCGGCGGCTACGAGGGCATCTACCTGACCGACGGCACGTACATCGAGTTCCAGACGCGCACCAACAGCGGCGCGCGCGGCGGCACCTACCGCGTCATCGTCGTGGACGAGGCGCAGGAGCTGACGAGCGTCCAGCAGGACGCGATGCTGCCGACCGCTTCGGCGGCTGGCGAGATTGACGAGGGCGAGAGCGACCCGCAGGTCATCTACATCGGCACGGTGCCAGGGCCGGAGTGTAACGGCACCGTGTTCCGCGAGATGCACGACAAGGCGCACGGCGGCGAGGCCGACACCTGGTGGCTCGAATGGGGCGCAACGGGCGACTCGCTCGAGGACGTGGACATAGACGACGTGGACCTGTGGTACGCCTGCAACCCCGCGATGGGGCGGCGTATGTCGGAGCGGACCGTCAAGAACGAGCACGACACGATGACGCGCGACGGCTTCGCCCGCGAGCGCCTGGGCTGGTGGTCACCGAGCGCGGGCTTGCCCGACTTCGCCATACCCGCCAACAAGTTCGAGGCCCTCGCCGTGGACGCCGCGCCGACCGACGGCCGCTGCGCCTACGGCGTGCGCTTCACGGCGGACGGAAGCGAGGTCTCGCTCGCGGCCGCCAGGCTGCACGACGGCAAGGTGTACGTCGAGCAGGTGGCGCGCGAGCCCATGGCGGCGGGTACGACGTGGCTGGCGAACTGGATATCGGAGCGCAAGTCCGTCGGCTGCTGCTGCGTCGTGGACGGCAAGGCCGGCGCGCAGGCGCTCGTGGAAAAGCTCGGCAACATGCCGAGGGACTACATCGTCACTCCGTCGGCGGCGCAGGTCGTTGCGGCCTGCTCGGCGACGGTTGACCGCGTGAACGAGGGGACGCTGGAGTGGTTCAGGCCGCAGGCCGACCTGCTCGACAGCGCGACCACGTCCACGCGACGGAAAATCGGCTCCGCAGGGGGCTGGGGGTTCGGAGGCGAGAACCCCGCACCGATAGAGGCGGCATCGCTCGCCCTATGGGGAGTTCTCAATTCTAGAAGGAACCCCGAGAGAAAGCAGAGAATCGGATGAACTACGGTTTCGACGGCATCGAGAAGGCAGACGGCCTGCCGCGCGCCGAGCGGCTGCTCATCGCGGAGCTGGTCGAGATTCATGGCGAGCACGTTGCCGCGAACGCCGACAAGTCGCGCTACTACGACCAGCGCGTCACGGCGGGGGAGTGCAACCTGGGCATCGCGCTGCCGAGCGACCTGCGCAGCTTCGAGATGGCGTGCTGCTGGCCCGAGAAGGCCGTCACGGCGCTCGCGGACCGCAGCCGCTTCGACGGCTTCGTGAGCCAGGACGGAGAGAGCGTGCCCGAGCTGGACGCGATCGTGCGCGACAACAAGCTGGTTTCGCAGTATGCGATGGCCACCGTGGACGAGCTGAAGCACGGCGGCGTGCTGTACACGCTCGCCAGGAACCCGCTCGTCGGCTGCTCTGTGCGCGTCCATACGTTCGAGACGAGCGCGGCGCGCTGGAACGGCGTGTTGCAGCGCATCGACGCGGCGATGGCCGTCATCGACTCCAAGAAGGACAACACGGACCTGTGGTACAAGCCGGCAGTGGTCAACCTGTACGCCGACGACGCGACCTGGGTGCTGCGCCGCGACGGCAAAGCGTGGACGGCGGAGCGCCGCGACAACGGCTTCGGGCGCTGTATGGCGACCGTGCTGCGCAACCAGCCGACGAACGCGCAGCCGCTCGGCACGAGCCGCATCACGCGCTCGGTGCGCGCGCTCACGCGCGGCTACATCCGCACGATGACGCTGGCGACCATCGGGCTTGAGTTCTCCACGAGCCCGCAGAAGTACCTCATGGGTGTGTCAGACGCGCAGTACGACGCGCTCATCAACCAGAAGTTCGCCAAGTACATCGACTCGATGATGCTCGGCACGGTGGACCCCGACACAGGCCAGGTGCCGCAGTACGGGCAGCTGTCGCAGGGCACGCTCCAGCCGCACGTGGACATGCTGCGCATGCTGTCCACGCAGTACGCCGCCGCGACGTGCCTGTCTGTCACCGACGCTGGCGTGGTCAACGACGCGAACCCGACCAGCAGCGACGCGATAAACGCGCAGAACGACAAGCTGATACGCCGCGCCGAGGACCTCAACATGATGAACGGCGAGGACCTGCGCGACGTGGCGCTCATGGCGCTGTGCGTCAAGCGCAACCGCTCCGCGAGCCAGCTGACCGACGAGGACCGCAACGTCATGGCGCACTTCCTACCCGCCTCGATGCCGAACATGTCGGCGATGGGGGACTGGGCCGCGAAGGTGGCGTCGGGCGACCCGGACTTCGCAGGCACCGACGTTTACTACGAGATGCAGGGCTTCGACAAGCCGACCATCGCGCGGATCCAGGCGCAGAAGCGCCGCAACATCGGCGCGGGCGTGCTCGGTAGGGTCCTGTCGTGAGGCGCGTGAGCGCGAGCGCGTGGCGCGAGTACGTGGAAGCGCACGCGCGAGTGCAGTCCGCAGCCCGCAACGAGCTCGTGGCGTTCTTCGACACGCTGCCGTGGGGAGTAGACGACGCAGCAGCGACCGCGGTGCTCGTGGAGAAGGCCGTCGAAATCGCGCGGTTGTACGGCATAGCCGACGCGACGCTGTCCGCGGCGTTCTACGACGAGGTCATGGAGATGTTCGGGGCGGTCCTGCCGCCAGCCGACGTCCTGGCTCCGTCCCCGCAGTTCGTGGCGCAGGACGTAGCTGACGCCGTGTCCACCGCCAAGAGCGCGGAATCCGCTCGCACCCTGGCGGGCGGCGCCGTAGCTGGCCACGTCAAGCGCGCGGGAGTCGAGACCATGATGGGCGCTGCGCAGCGCGATGGCGCGATGTGGGCGTGGGTCTGCATCGGCGACACCTGCGCGTTCTGCCGCGCGCTCGGCAGCAACGGCTGGCAATACGCCTCCAGAAGCGTCAGGGCGGGAAACCACGCCGAGCACATCCACGACGGGTGCGACTGCCAGTTCATGGTGAAGCCAAAGGACGCGTCGCTCGACATCGACGGGTACGACCCCGAGAAGCTGCTGAACGAGTACCTCGCGGCCGACAGCGGCGGCACGTCCAAGGACAAGATCAACGCCATGCGTCGCGCTGCGTACACCCCAGAGGCAGCGAAGCGCATGAACGCCAGGCGGCGCGAGCTGTACAGGCAAGCCAACGACAACGATTAATCAACCCGCTTCGGCGGGTTTTTTAATGCCCACGTGGTGGCTGACCACGGTCCAAGACGACGACCAGAGGTCGGGAAAGGGGCGCACATGCCCGAGAGCACCGAGAACACCATGACGGTGGACAACGCCACGCAGGGCGCACCTGCGGAACCCGAGCGCACGTTCACGCAAGCGGAGATGGACGCCATCATCGGCGACCGCCTGAAGCGCGAACGCGCCAAGTACGCCGACTACGACGAGCTGATGCAGAAGGCCAAGGCATACGACGAAGCCGAGGAGGCCAGCAAGAGCGAGTTGCAGAAGGCGGTCGAGGAACGCGACAGGCTCAAGAGCGAGCTGGACAGGCTGCAAGCCGAGCGCGAGCACGCCGAGAAGGTGGCGAGGGTCGCCGCCGAGAAAGGCGTGGACGCCGCGCTGCTGGCGCGCATGTCGGGCGACGTGGACGAGAACGCCGAGTTCCTCAAGAAGCAGATGGACGCGCAGCCGAAGTACGAGCACGTCCGCGACGGCGGCGAGGTTGCGAAACCGCCCGCCGGGAAAGCCGATATTCCAGTTATTTTCTAAGGAGGCCAACTAATGGCACGCACCACTTCCCTCAACATCCTGCTGTCCACCACGGGCAAGGATATGCTCGCCGAGCAGTACGGCGCAGTAATCGCCAACGTCCAGAAGAACTGCATCTCGCAGCTCATCAAGAACACCGCTCTCAGCGGTGACCCGGACGCTGGCTCCATCGAAGCCAAGCGCTTCGAGAACGTTTCCTCGAATGCCTACGGCACGGCCCGCAGCGGCGGCGCTGGCCAGGCAGTGAAGGTCACGCCCGTCACCATCAACATCAATCAAGACCGCGAGATCATCCGTGAGGTCGAGCAGAAGGACGTCACGATGTACGGCGTCGAGGACCTCGTCGCACGCGAGGCCGCATCCGCCCAGAAGACCATGACCCGCGAACTGGAAAAGGCGTTCTTCGCCGAAGCAGTAACCGCTGGCTCTGCCTACACGCCTGCCCAGACCGTTACC